GTGTTTTAAACCGATAGATTTAGCTTTGTAGTTCTTTATTTGTTTTATTGAAATCTTGATAATAATTCATACTAATCTAAATAATATAAGTAAATATTTAAAAATTTATCGTAGTCGATGCTTCCGTAGAAACAAATATAGGATAACTATTAAATATTTATTTATATTATTTAAACCTACTTAATTATTGTCAATTTTCCTTAAATATGGAACACTTGGTAAAACTTTATCAACTGAATTATCACTTGTTTTTCTCTTAATTTTAAATGCAATGAATAATTTATTTATGGTAAAATCATAATTTGGTCTACCTGCATGTATATTATCTTGGAATTCTATATAATCTTCAATAATTGGTGAATTTATTCCGTCGAAATGTACAATGCATTGTCCCAATGGTAAATTTTCATCACTATGGTCTAAATTTGCATCCAATGGATCATCTATATCTTGTGTGGTTACTATATCATCAGCATTATAAACAAATACAGTAGATATCAAAGATATCACATCATATATTTGTTTAGCAACTTCAATAGTTCCCTTTCCAAATTTGAATGCATTATTAATAAATGTCATTACCTCCTGATAAGTTAACTTTCCAAATACTACAGCATCATAAGTAGTCATTCCATAAGGAGTTCCTAGCCATGATGTATAAGGGAGTGCAATAGAATTTATACTTTTAACTGCCCTAGATATAGTAAATTTAATAGGAAGAGATAAGATGACATAATCACCTTGTCCCGAACTATTAAATAAATCTTTATCTAGTGTCCACGTTAAATGTCTAAATCTACTACCTGTAAGTAGTTGAGAAGAAGAACTAGTTTGGGTATATTCTCGATACCATGCGATATCGTTAATTAATCTGTACACATCTTTTTCTGTTATTCCGTCATAAACCCTAACCATTGATTGAAGTTGTGGATTCATGAATGTACAAGACCATTCAATATTGAGAGCACCTGCGGATAATTCCTCAGTAAGTGGTGTGCCATCAAATTTAGTAGCCTGTCCAATCTGGAAGATGTACAATGTACCCATTTTACGAAATCTCTTATCAGATACGTCATCATTACCTTCTCCTATAAAGAAAAATTGATCATCATCTCTAATTGGCATTGAAAATTTCCAATTATCTCTGATTTTTCCTTGATGTGAGCCTTGATGTGACCTGGCTATTCTTAATACGTCATTAGATGTTTGAATTGAATCTAAAATGTTAGTATCACTTGGATCAGTATCAACATATCCTAAGAATAAACCATTAACAGCTGTTGGTAATAATGAAGTATAAGTAATAATACATTTATTAAACCTATACATTTGATATGAGTTAGATAATAATTCTAACCTTGTGTTCGGGAAAGAAGACGGAGATATGTCATATGAACATACCAATTTAATATCTCCATCCATTAATTGGATAGGAAATACGTCAATTTTACGTATAAAGTCCACTCCTGACATTGTTGCCCTCTTTCCCCTATTGTTGTTATTAATTTTGTTCTGATTGGAATTCCTTCCATTCATCTTGGATGAATTTTGGATTCCATTTCTTTTTGTTTTGTTTTTTGTGTTTTTGTGCATATATATAATATTTTGAAAAAATTTTATAAATTTCTTTAGCTGCAGCACCTAAATTGCCTTTATAAAATTTTGACATTTTCTTCCAAAACTCATTATGCATACGTAATGCATGACAAGCTTCATCTCTATATCTTTTGCCTTTATTATACACGTCTATATAAGAACAAACAATAGCGTAAGCATTTCCTATATTCAACTTAAACTTAGTGGGATCAAAGACATCCCCATCTACAACCATTGTTCCATGTTTATTTGGAAATACTGGAACTTCCTGAATATAATATGTAGTGAGAATATCTAAGAATTTCTTTTTGAACAATTTATAATTATTTAATAATTCCTTAACATTTGTGTATGGTACCTGTAGTGCTTTATTATATTCCACATATACTTCTTGGTGGAAATGATCAATATCTGGTTTTTGAATTTTATAATCTGCTAATTTATGTCCTTTGTAAATTTCATATTTTAGTGATCCTCCTCTTGCCCTTTTGACATGATCATCAAATGTAACCCTGGTTCTAAATCTAGAATAAATTTGTAAAACTTGATAAGCATAAGCTCCCAGTAATGAAAATCCTGGTATTTGTGCAAATTTATCCATTTCCTTATTAGTTATTCCAATTTTAGGATTATAATATCCAAGGTCTTTATATAATAAAGATAGTGTACCGTCAAATTTATTAAATGATGTGGAGTATTTCTTTATAACACGATCTAAATCATATTGAGTACCATCAGCATTTTTAATTTCAGAAAGATATGTTATACCATCAGTTTTAGATTTCTCTATTGTGACTTTCATTCCATATCGTTCTTTAACAAATTTACCGAATTCTTCAATATCATTTTCTGACATTGTAGTATCATCTCCATAACACCAACCAATTGATTGAAATGCTTTACCTTTTCTGAATTTTCTAACGACACGATAATAATAATATTGTAAAAACATTACTACTAAAGTATTCATTACTGAAGTTAAAGCAGATCCTGATAATCTAGCTCCATTTGTTGGTACCTTAAATTTGTGGTGTTTATCTTTAATATCAAAGTGACCATAAAATTCACAATCTAATAATTCAGATATTTCTTTCTTATGTTCTGGATATACATCCAATAATACAGAGTCAACAATTGTTCTTAAATGTCTAGAAATAGAACCATCTAAACCAGAATAGTCACAGCCCAAATGATGAGGAATTCTATGAGTATTAAAGTGAGATTTATCTTTTCCTGGAGCATAACAATGTACATTATCTCTCAATGCATTATGTAATGGATAGGTATATTTTAAAAATTTTATGGTTACTGTTTTATTACAATTAGTAATTACACGATTTCTGTTAAATTTTGTATATTGTTCACCTTTAACAAACATCCCATGTGACCTGCTAGAAAACATAGTATTTATTTTATCTTCCTTTAAATATTCTCTATATTTGGCTAATGTATCTTGACTGTATTCTGGAGTTAATTTTCCAACTTTCCTTACAATCAATTGTTTAAATTCTTTAGCATAATCTACATCTCTATGATTTTTATTAGAATAAGTAAAAGCATTAAAGTATCTAGCAAAGTAGGCATATAATAATGAATGTATTCCTTTAACTGGAGTACAACCATTGGTAGTCATATTCACACTTTTATTTTTTGGTTCATCTATGAGTTCCGGTTGCATAACAGGGTTTACATCATTATTATCTTTTGGTTTTAAAATAACAGGGTTTGTTTTAGGTTGGTCAGTATCAAGAGGATTTAAGCTGCTATGATCTTTAGGTTGCTCTAGCTCTTGATAAGGGTGCAATAACATATGTTCATGAATAGCAGTATTATTTCTCAATATAATGTTATTATTATATAAATGTCGAATGTATTCTCCATTTATAGATGATAAATCATTACATATTGATTGTTTAATAGTATTGCTGTGTGCCTTTAGCATTGGATAATAGTTCATACTATGACAAGTGAATTTTCCATTTGTTATAGCAAACATATATTTATCATCATGAATTATAGTATTATCACACAAAGAAATTGTTTTGAAAGATGGTGTAAAATCTTTATTGATGTGTATGGTGTATACACTCCATGTGAGACCATCAATCGTTACATGCCCTGCATATGACACATTCATAGAGTCAAAAATATCATCAGTTGTCATATCATATAATTTGGTATTTATAACGCGCCCATCAGTACGAGTCCTGATTTCATAGCCCGATATTTTGATACGATGAATATTAGCTTGGTTGTCCTTAGAGGGATGTAATTGTAAAAAGTTAAAAGTAACAGATCTTTGATAAGTACGAGATAGTAAGAAATTATAGATTTTAAGTAAGTCACCTGTCCAGAAATTACATAATTTCTTAATATCTGAGAAGGATTTAATATACTTAAGATCTTTATCTGTTAGGATTAATCTTTTATGTTTAAGTTGCTTGGCATTTAGTGATTTCAATACATAGGTTAATGACAATAATATCAAGCATAATATTATAGCATAACCTACATAAGGGTGCCAAATGCAATTAAATAGCATTTGGAAAAATTTGTTTAAATTCAATGGAATCTTAATGTCCGACATTGAATTTAAGAAGCTTTGGCAGTTATAGTCAGCCCTGACATACAAAGAGGTTG